ACAAAATGGCGTAAAGGCGACTGGGTTAAATTTGGAACAAGTGACTGGCACCTTGCCGGCAACATGGGCGATGAACCTTTTTATTCAGCTCAAGTAACAGTATTAACATGATAAAAGGTAATGTTGATCTTTCTCATATCTCATATGAGCTGCTAGAAAATTTAATTTTTTCTGAGCAAACAGAAACACGAGAAGCAGGCGGCTTCTGGAAAACATTAGGTGCGACTACGCCTAACTTCCCGACACAATCAGACATAGTACATCAAACGTTTGATTCAGGATGTCCTAAATGGGCGCATGATATTAAACAACAGTTTACTTGGTTAATGCATAGTATGGTTACAATTAATAAACTTACTCCCGGATGTTTCATACCTCCGCATAAAGATACTATGTATAGAATTAAGAAAAAAGCAGACAATGAACAAACAGATGTATCAGCTCTTAAGCTCGTACGCATAAATCTCTTTTTACAAGATAAAGAAATTGGCCATATGTTCGAAATGGATAGTGCCTATCTAAATAAATACAAAAAAGGAGACTATGTAGTTATCACTCCTGATAAACTACACAGTGTTGCTAACTTAGGATATTTGAATAGATACACTATGCAACTTACCGGCTTTACACACAAGGACATGTTTATATGAAAATTTTTATTACAGGACACGACGGCTTTATTGGTCAGCATATGGTACAGCGTTTACATGGTAAACACGAACTTGAATTTTTACAACATGATTTACGAGATCATGATAAAGTGGGTTTTCAAATCCGACAATTTGATCCAGAAATTATCGTACACCTTGCTGCTCGAACTGAAGTAGAAAAGAGCTTTTACGAGCAGATCACATTCAGTGACATCAACTATACTGGTACAGTAAATCTTATTGAGATTGCTAAGGACCTACCTAATCTTAAAAACTTTGTATTTGCTAGTACAATGGAAGTATATGGCTGGCAACCTATCAGTGACTTGATCCGCGACGGTAAGGAAAAAGGTATTTTTGCTTTCGATGAAAGTACACCACCGAATCCTAATGCCCCATATGCAGTAGCCAAGTATGCATGTGAAAAGTATCTAGAGTATGCACACCGCAGTTATGGATTGCCTTTTACTGCTATTCGTCAAACTAATGCTTATGGTCGCAAGGATAACAACTTCTTTGTTACTGAACAGATCATCCATCAAATGCTAACTAACCCTAAGGAAATTAACCTAGGTTATGGTGAGCCATATCGTAACTTTATTTACATTGACGATTTGCTCGACGCTTGGGAAACTGTTATTGAAAATCCGGATAAATGTGCAGGTGAAATTTTCTGCATCGGCCCTAATAATGCTGTTAAGATTAAAGATTATGTGCAGTTAATTGCAGACAAGATTGGATGGGACGGCCATGTAAATTGGAACACAAAGCCTAAACGTCCTGGCGAGATTTATTTGCTTAATAGTTCTAACAATAAAATTACTGCCCGATTAGGATGGTATCCAAAAGTAGATTTAAGCACTGGACTAGATCTTACAATTGCAGTTTGGAAAAACATTGTTGATAACAAGTTAGAGTTTAATGCTAAAAAGAAATTTAGTGTTGGAAAATAATGATAAACATTGGCTTAGTACAGCCAAACTTTCAGACTGGACCAAAGCATCTTAACGCTTACTATCTTCCGTACAGTGTCGGAATCCTATGGGCTTATGCTAAACAAGAGCCTATAATTAAGGATAATGTTAGTGCTGTAGAGTGGGTCTTTAGACGAGACGCAATAGATAGTGTAGTTGCCCGACTTAAGAATTGTGATGTAGTATTTTTTAGTATATACGTTTGGAATAAAAGTTATTGTTATGAACTTGCAAAACAGTTAAAGATAACCAATCCTAATGTACTAACAGTATTTGGCGGGCCAGAACTTCCATACAAAAATAAAAACTTATTTCTAGATCGTCCTTATATTGATACTATAGTTATAGGTGAAGGCGAACAATCTGTACGCGATATATTATTTAATATCGTTGCTAAACAGCCTATACCCAAAATTGTACAATCAGATAGAATACGTGATCTAGACTTTCCTAGTCCATATTTAGATGGTAGCTTTGACGACCTTATGGCTCAGCACCCAGAAATAGAATGGATGCCGACACTAGAAACCGATCGAGGTTGTCCATACAAATGTACATTTTGTGATTGGGGTAGTTTAACAGCCAGTAAGGTTGTTAAGTTTGGACTAGAGCGTGTATTTGCAGAGCTTGAGTGGTTTGCAGAAAAGAAACTGCCGTTCCTCACAATGACTAACGCTAACTTTGGTATATTCCGTGAGCGTGATACGACGATAGCAGAAAAGATTGTTGAACTATCATTAGAAACTGGGTACCCTAAAGGAATTAGTGTAAGCTATGCAAAAAACAGCAATGCCGACGTTTTTGAAATTGTAAAAAAATTTAAAGAAGCAAATATTCAAACTGGGTTTATTTTAAGTTTACAAACTACTACAGACACAGTCCTAGAAAACATTAAGAGGACAAATATGGATGTCAACGACATTTCAACTATTGCTAAGTATGGTAGAAAATTACAGTTGCCTATCTTTACTGAAATTATAATGGGACTTCCAGGAGAAACGGTTGATTCATGGAAAGTAACTATTGAAAAAGTACTAGAGTCAAATTTACACAACGGTGTGGATGCATTCTTTTTACAGCTTTTAGAAAATGCACCTATGATGCAGGATAAAGAGCAGTATCAAATTAATACTTTCACTGCATACGATTTGTTTTATGAAACAGCAGATGTTGCAGATGACAATAAAATTTTAGAAGGTATTAATGTTATTGAATCTACTAGTACATTATCAAATGATAATTTGCTTGAGCTATTTCTTTACACTTGGAACGTTTTAGGATTCCATGTATACGGTATTTCTGATATCATATCAATCTACTTAAGGAATCAGTATAATATTTCGTATACAGAATTTTATTCAAAACTATACGAATATAATAAAAATGATAGTACAATAAACGAATGGCAAAACAACATTTGTGAAGCATTTTACAAATGGAAAACATCTGGTTTTTTCTTAGTAGAAACACAAAACACTAGTGTATTGAGCTGGCAAGTACCGCATAGTTTAGCTCTGTTTATGCATTCTGAAAATGCTGTACAAAAGTATATAGATCATGTATCCAATTTTGTTAAAGAGACATATCCAAATGTATCGGTTGACATTTTGCACGATTATGCTATTATAACTAAACATAGAGTAAAGCAATGGGGGAAGTACTGTGTTTCACCGATTGAAATAGAAACGCGGACTAATCTTTTTGAATATACTCAAAACAACACGGATATGATTGAGCATACACCTCACATTTATGCAGTCACAGACAGATACAATCATTTTCCTACAACTCTTGTCCAGCACTTAGATAATATAGTGTACGGCAGACGAAGACAATGGGTCATCAATACACTTGAGGCAAAAATAAATGGCACGAGCTAAAGCAAAACGTAATCTTTCAGCAAACGGAATGAGTATCCCTGAATGGGGACTTGTAAAAAAGGATATTAAGCCTTTTAAGAACTCTAGTGGTGTACTAATGGATTACAAGCGGTTGTTTCAATCTGCTATGTATTATGTTCACTACGAAGTGCCGTCCAAAGCGTTGTATGATAATTTTATTAAATACTGTGAACGCTTTGACAAAAAGAAAGCCGCCGTTCTTAAGGTATTACCTGAATATGAATTTATGAGCGCAGGAAAATACGCTTACCTTGCGCTTAAGGGTGTCGAACTTGATGATGATACTATTGCTCATTTAGAAAAGAAGTACAAAGAACTGTTAGTAAAAGCAGAAGCACTGACTAAAGTTAAAACTGCTGAAAACAAGCAAAAGGTTACTGGTCCAGTTATTTCAATTCAGACACGAATGCGAGAACAGGTATCCGACCTTTGCGGTCAGTGGGACGAATATGTCGACCAACTTTGCTTTGGTAAGTTTGATCTAGCTAAGTTTGACCCGCACGGTCAAATGCAGGTATACAATAGCGGTGTAATAAAGGCAGCTCATGCTAAGATCATTAAAGATATGTATACTGGGCAGTATGAAGAAGCTAAGGAAGTAGTTGTTTGGAAGGATGAGCAGATCAAAGAAGGCTATGCTTACATGACTGCTAAGATGCGTAAAGACTTTCTTGCCTTTTTTGAAAAGATCATGACAGCCTGCGATACATATATTAACACAGGCAAGGCTGTACGTAAGACTAGGGTTAAGAAAGCACCTAGCAAAGAAAAGCTAATCTCCAAGATTAAGTACAAAGAAAGCGATCCAAGCATTGGGCTTGCCAGCATTAATCCGCTCAGTATTATTGATTCTAATGTACTATGGGTATATAACACAAAGAACCGTAAGTTGGGTTGTTATGTAGCAGATTCAATGGGACAAGTATTAAGTATTAAAGGTACAAGTATCATTGGGTTTGACCCCAAAAAGAGTGTATGTAAGACTGTGCGTAAACCAGAACTGCTCAAAGGTGCCGGCAAACTACCTAGAACTAAGATGCAGAAGCAGTTTGACGAAATCCGTGCTACAGAAACGTCTATGAACGGGCGCCTAAACGAGCACATTATCTTGATTAGTACTTTCTAAAAAGATAAATAGTATTATGCCAGCAAACCAAATAGGATATAACAGTCGCCAGGATTTAATACGTGAGCTACAACTGCGTCTCGCAGACGGTATTGTAGACGTTGAATTAGACCGCGATCACTACGATGTAGCAATTGATAATGCTCTTGCTAAGTATCGTCAGCTAAGTTCGGGATCAGTTGAAGAAAGTCTAATCTTTATTCAAACGCAAAAAGACGTAACCGAATATACCCTCCCTGACGAAGTACAAGAAGTTCGCAGATTATATCGTAGGGGAATCGGTACTAACAGTGGCGGCGGCACTAACTTTGACCCGTTTGACGTAGCGTTTAATAACATGTACATGTTACAAGCAGGCCAGATTGGCGGTCTTGCTGTATTTGATGCGTTTGCACAATACAAAGAAACCATTGGCCGTGTATTTGGTAGCGAATACAATTTTCTCTGGAACCGCAACACTAAGAAACTAAAGCTACTTCGTAATGTACAACATGAAGAAGAAGTTATGGTTGGTGTTTACAACTTTATTCCTGAGAGTATACTACTCAAAGATGTGTACGCAAGCCCCTGGTTAGCCAGCTATGCACTAGCATTATGTAAACACTACCTAGGCGAAGCTCGTAGCAAGTTTACCAGCGGCCTCCCGGGTGCAGGCGGCTCAATCCAGCTTAATGGCACAGAATTAAAACAAGAGTCTCAACAAATGCAAGAGCAACTAAAGCAAGAACTCCATAACATGGAAGAAGGCAATAGTCCTCTTGGCTTCATCATAGGTTAAAAATGATTATTGGTCTAATTGGTTTTATCGGTAGCGGTAAAGATACGGCTGCACAAGAATTTGTAAAACTTGGTTGTAAAAAAGACAGTTTCGCCGCCCCACTAAAAGATATGTGTGCCGCAGTGTTTGGATGGTCCAGAGAACTGTTAGAAGGCGACACAATTGAAAGTCGCGAATTCCGCGAAACACCTGATATGTTTTGGACTCGTAAGCTAGGCATTGATCATTTTACTCCACGTCTAGCACTTCAACTTTTAGGTACAGATGTGCTACGTAATCAATTCTCGCAAGATATTTGGTTAAACAGCTTAGAATACCGTATTAGGAAAAATACTCTTAACCGTGAATGCATTGTAATTAGTGATGCTCGCTTTAAGAACGAGCTCGAACTAATCAAAGAAATGGGCGGCAAGATCGTGTGGGTTCGCAGAGACGAACTTCCTGAATGGTACGACATTGCCGCCAGCGCACATACTGGTAATGCAGTAAGCCGTAAAATCATGCAGACACGTTACAGAGATGTTCATGAAAGTGAATGGAACTGGGTAGGCTTCAAACCTGACTATACTATTTTCAACACTGGTACAATTGAAGACCTACGTAACCGTGTACTAGAAATTGACCTAGAT